GTCATTTCTCGTATATTATTTTTTTAACTACAGATCTAGGATAAGCCGTGATGTTACCAATAGATAACTTATCATCATCATAAGAATAAGAAGTAAATATCTTTACTACTTTAGAATCTTTATAATATAGAAATCCAACATCTTCACACCAGGAGTAACTAAACTTATCAACATCGGCTAGATCATCATACCATTGTGAGCTGCTACAAATATCAACCCAAATAATACGAACTTTTTTATAAGGTAGTTTTTTTTTATTCATTTTACTTCCGTTATACAATCATAATTATCCGTTGACAACATCTTAAAATGATTGTAATTACAGAGAAAAAACGCATGGAAAAAAAAATAGAAAAAGCTTTCTCAATATTTAATGGTGGTGAAGGATTGGATCATTGGTCCTATTCCAGCACCTCAACACCTTTTGCAAAAAATATTATTGGCTACACTTTTCCTCAAGAAGTTAGAAGGAAGTTTGCATTTAGATATAAAGCTAACTTTGGAAACCTAGTTAACAATGTGGTCCAAAGAATGATTGCAGATGTTATTCATAAAACAAAAACAATAAAGCAAACAGAGTTTACAGAAGAGGAAAGAGAACTTGAAAATTGTTTTGCAGCAGAATTAGAATTAATAAATGAGAACCCACCGGTTGATGAAAAAGATAAGTTTGGCAGAGAAGCAATGTTGAAGTTTGCAAGAGATTGTATTCCTATTACAAAAAAAGTTGTGCAAAATATAATTGGTAAAGACAAATTAGTTTGTGAAAGATATGTTGAAAACCAAGAGTTTGGAATGATCAAACCAATAATTGGTAGAATAGACTATGAGTCTAAAACAAAATTTATAGAATTAAAAACGAAGCCACCTAATTTAAGAAAAGTAAAAGGTAAAGAGGAATGGAACATGATCACTCAAGATCTACCTTCGGAGCCTACAATAGAAAACTTAACACAGACTTCATTCTACTATATGACAACTAAAAAAATACCTCACCTGGTATATGTTAATGACAAAGATTATATTATCTTTGATCAAAGTCATGAGTTGATGAAGGCAGATCATCTAGAACATCTTTATTCTAAAATGATAGAGAAGATTATGTTGTGGGAAAAAATGATTATGTTTGCAGAAGGTAAGTTAGAAACTTTAGCAATGATGATGGAACCACCAGATCTTAATCACTTTTTTTATTATAAAGATTTAGCAGATGAACAAAAACAACTAATAACCAAACTATGGGGAATCAAATATGAGTAGTGAAACAAATGTCTATCAAATGAAGGGAAACAATATGGGTAACATACATAAGAAGTTACACAATGCTTGTAATCATGCAAGTGGTGTAAAGAAAGCAAACAAGGTGTCCGGAATGCCGTTCAATCCCTTGTTACATGATGATGTTCAGAAAGTTGCAATGGCAGCTCTTCTTGAAAATGGTTTATATCCAACTTGCAATTACATTACAGATGTAACAGATAAGTTTGTAGTGGTAACTTGTACTATGAAGATAACTGACATCGATGATCCAAAAAGTTTTATAATTATCGATGGATGTACTGCAATAGGTAAGTTAGATAAATATGGAACGGGTCAAGCAATGTCATACAGTAGAAAGTATGCATTCTTAAATGCATTAAACTTAAAGACCGGTTTAGATTTAGAAGATGGTTACAATGCAAAACCATTTGAACAAAATTCTACAGAGAAATCTGCAGAAGCCGACCCCCAATATACGGATGATCGTATAGAGGTGGAAGATATTAAAAGTGAGATTAAAAAAGCAAACTCTTTAAAAGAATTTAAAGCAGTAGCTTTTAAATATAAAGATCACATTCAATATCTAATTAAAAATAACCCTAGAGTATATCAACAAGTTAAAGATGTTGCAGATACTAGAGAGTTACAACTTAAAAATAATCAATCATAAAGATTGATATAACTAAAAGGATAAATATGGAAAAGATATACATTAACCTAGTCAAGAACGAAAAGTGGAGTGACCCAAAGGATAAAATTCCTATGATGGTTGGTCCAAAAAATATGAAACATCCGGATAAGAACTGGACCATTGGAGTTAACATTGACGGGAAATGGTATAACCAAGCAGGTTTTGTTTCAAAAGATGAAAATGGAAACCCAAAGCCGGGTGAAATGACAATCATCTTAACACCAAGTGGAGCTGCATCACAAAGTAAAAATGACTTTGCAAAAGCAGAAAGTGGTGGTAATAACGAATATACCTTTTAACTTAGGCTAAAGGGTATCAAGCAGGGTGGGGTTTTTTTCCCTTTCTAATCGTTTTCCCCACCTTGCTAAAAAAAGGATTTAATATGGCAGACAATATAAAAGAACCAGAACACTATATAGCAAACAAGATTGAACCTATTGACTTTATAATTAAAAATGATTTTGATTTTTGTGAAGGCAATGTAATTAAATATATTTCTAGATATAAAAGAAAAAATGGTATCGAAGATCTTAAAAAAGCAAGACAGTATATAGATTTTTTGATTAAAAAAGAAGTTGAAAAAAGCAAATAAGTATGACAAAATTTAAAAGAATTATCAATGGAGAATGTCATTTTACAATGACCGAACTCTTTGATGATGTAGAGAAGGCTACCAACCCTCAAAATAGAGGTGAGTTAGTAGAATGTAATATCGATAATTTAAGGATCGATAATACAAAAGTAAAAAAGGAGCATGATGGAACAAATCCGAATGCGTCTGCAGAAGCTAAAGGATCTTCAAGCGAAGAAACACAAGAAGTTCCTGGAAGCAAAACAGAAAGTAAATAAGTATCAACAAGATTCTTATGCTTTACTTTGGAAAATCGAGCAGACAAAAGAACAGTTAATGACAACTAAATAGTTATTAACTTAATAGTTGAAAAAAAGAAAGGAAAACAGTAGGGGATCTATGACCATAAATATAAGTAAACACTATAATAATCACATTAAACATTTAGACCAAAACACTTTTATCTATAAAGTTAAAAAAGCATTTTACCTTCTAACAGACCAGGAAGAAAGATTATATGAGGTAGGGTTTTCAGAAGGATTTTTGTATGCAGCAAAACTTTTGCAGAACCAACCAATAAAAGACTCTAATGATAAAAAAAATATTATTGGAGTCGCATACAAGAATGCAAACCTTGATACAGTTAATAAGATTGTAGAAAAAGTTTGTCAAAAATATCTTGTAAGTAAGAACGATGTATTCAGTAAAGGTAGAACAAGAGATATAGTTAGAACTAGAAGTATTCTTTATAATCTTTTACATGAAGAATATAATATAAGTATATCTTCTATTGGTAGAGTCTTTAATCAAGATCATACAACAGTTATTAATTCATTAAATAATAAACAAAACAAAATAAGATATTGGGGAAAGGAATATTCTATATGGCAAGAGTACGAAGATCTGAAGAAAACAGTATTGGAATCAATTGGAGTTTAAAATATAGAAATAAAATTTCTGAACTAGAACATAAATTAGAAGATACAGAAAAACATAACCGGGAACTAATTAGAAAAGTAAAAAGATATACTAAGCTTTTTTCCGAAATCCAGACTTCATATTCTTGTAAGCCTTTGCAGAAATTGTTGAGTTCTTTTTTGATTTAGAAGTACCGGCTTTTTTTTTCTTATTAATATTATAGTACAAACCCTTCTTAGCAATCTTACCAGATTTAGTTTTGTGATAACCTTTTTTCATTATTTCTTTTTAACCTTCATTCCTTTTTTCTTTGCGTATGCTTTAGCTTTTTTCTTACCAGCTTGGGAATAGCTGAACTTCTTTTTTCCGACCATTGGCATTTTGTTTCTCCTTTTGTTGTTTAAGTTTTAACTCACAATAGTTATCAAAGCAAGAACCTTCTTTACCATCGTGACAAAAATATTCTTTTTTATGTGTAACTATCCAACCACCTTCATCACTCATTAATTGTTTGTTACATTCTTTACAGTAACCACAAATTAATGATTGAACTTTTGGTTTCTTCCAACCTTTTTTTTGCATATTAACACTTCCATCTTCTTCTAGCTTGTCTTATTCTAGAGTTAGGATCGTTTCTTGTTTTAGCAGAAGATCTTTTAAGTTGACCAAGAGATCTTGCACAATATGATTTTCTTCTTTTAGCAGCAACAGATCCTTTTTTAACTTTACCAGTAACTGCAGTTTTTAATTTAGATCCCGGATTGGCTCTTCTATATGCTCGAACACCTTTAGCCGTCATTCCAGCTCCAGACTTTGTTGGTCTGTAATTTGCGTTCTTACCTTTAGTAGTTCTTCTAATAGCCATAATTATTTATCTCTTATACTATCTATAAAATTATATAT